GAGAGCGTGCGCTACATCTCCGCCGAGGTCTTCCGTCGGCCCATCCGCTTCCGCATCATGGCGGCGGACAAGCTGGCGGCCCGGGACAAGCTGGGCCAGATGTTCTCCTTCATCTCCCAGATGGTCTTCAATGGGCCTCTCCTCAGCCAGCTCCACGACGCGGGCATGACCGTCGACTTCGATGAATTCGTCTCGCTCTTCCAGGACATCTCGGGCTCGTCGCGGCGCTACCGGCTTTTCCGCGCGATGACGCCGGAGGAGATCCAGCAGTACCAGGCCGCGAAGGCCCAGCCGCAGGAGTCGGAGAAGCTGCAGATCGCGAAGATGGAGTCGCAGACACGGCTCCAGATGGGCCAGATGAAGGCTCAGACGGAACTGGAGAAGGCCAAGATCATGTCCGGCGGCCCGGAGGCCATCGAAGCGCAGCGGCGGGCTGACCAAGAGAAGATGCGCCTGCAGCAGGAGCTCGCGCAGCTCAAAGCACAGCTCGAGAAGCAGAAGGCGGAGAATGAGGCCGCGCTGGAGTCCCTGAAGGCGCTGCTCGAGCGGGAGAAGATGCTGGCGCGTGCCGCGAATCAGATGGCCCCGCCGGGTGGCGGACTGGCTCCGCCGGGCGGCGGACTACCTCCGGAGGGTGATCTCGGAGGCCTCCTCGGATAGTACACAGACACGGATAGTACACATGCAACTGAACTTTCTGCAGCTCCAGGAGCTCGATCGGCTCCGCACGCTCCCGGAATTCCAACTGCTGCTGCAGATGCTCGAGGCAGATATCGAGGATCTCGCAGATGAGATCGAGGCGGCGACCTCAGACGAGGCCGAGCGCCGGGCGGTAGCTACCTGGCGCGCACTGCGCATCTGTCTGCGCCGACTGCGCGGCGTACCGGACTCCATCTCACCCGAGGCGCAGGATCTGCGCGATCAGATCGGCGGCATCCCCGTGACTACTCCGACTACCCCGCAAGAGGTACAGTTCCTCCGATCTATCTTCCAGCAGCACGCAGGCTATCCCGAGCCCGAGCCTGACGGCTCGGAGAGCAGTGAGTCAATGTAACCTACTGTTACAATAGAAGTGGATATGGCAGATACACTGGAGAATCTGATCAGATCAGAGCTGGAGAGCTCTCAGCAGACTCAGCAGGGACAGACCGGGCAGGCGACGCCTGCCGGTAGCCCGATTCGAGTAAATATCGGCGGCCAGGAGTACGTCTTCAATAGTCAGGAGGAGCTGTCGACGGCGCTGACGCGGACTCTCGAAGCGTACAACGCGAAGATGGCAGAGCTCGCGAAGGCCGCGGAGCAGGCGAAGCAGGCTGCCCCGCAGGAGAGCCGCGGGAGCTACGTCGAAGAGGACCGTCCGAAGCCCTTCTCGCAGGAGCGATATATCGAGCTGCTCCGGACGGATCCGATCCAGGCGCAGGAGTACCTCGACTCCTACCGCTACTTCAACGGGGAGGTCGAGAAGCCGTCGCAGCTCATCACGGCCGCCCTGGCGCGCGTAGCGCAGCAGGACCGTATCATCGCCGCGTACCAGTTCCGGGATAATCATCCCGAGTTCCCCGGCGGTGATCAGGCGGCAGATCTCCTGGAACAGGTCCGGCGTGAGAATAACCTGCCCTTCACGCTGGCGGGCCTGGAAGCGGCGCTCGGCATCGCCCAATCGCGCGGCCTCCTGCCGACGCGCGATCAGTACTTGGCCTTCATCCAGCAGCAGCAGGCCGCGATGCAGCAGGCGTACTCGCAGGGAGGACAAGTGCAACAGAATCAACGGCCTATGGGCCCGCCGATGGTCGGTCGCGGGGCCGCCGAGGTCTCTCCGGACCTGGCCTCGATGGCCGAGTCCCTGACGCCGGAGCAGATCGAGAAGATCCTGGAGAAGGTGCAAGGGCAGGCTCGCTGACGCGCGGTATCTACCGCGATATGCTACCGCGCCGCAGTATGCTATCGCGATACGCTACCGCGATATGCTAATATAAATCCGAAGGGTAGAGAACTATGTCATTCCCTGCTGCTGCTAACCTGACCTCGAGTGCCGGTCTAGCGCACCTCCAGATGGTCTACTACAGTAAGAAGGGCCTCGACCGGCTGATGAAGAAATTCGTCTTCCGCCAGGCGTGCCAGCACGACATGCTGCCGAAGCGGTCGGGCCGGACGGTGCAGTTCTTCCGCTACACGAACTTCGCCGCGGATACGACTCCGACTACGGAAGGCTCGAGCGGGACCTCGCTGAATTTGACCTCGCGGGTGCTGCAGGCTACCGTCTCGCAGTACTCGGCCTTCCTGACGGTCTCGGATCTGTTGCGGGATACCGCGATCGATCCGATCGTCACGTCGGCGTCGGAGCTGCTCTCGTACCGGGCGGGCCTGAGCGTGGATACCATCACGCGCGCGGTCATCGATGCCGAGTCGTCTGGCACGAATCTGAACCCGCTGGCGACGAATCTGCGTGTCGCCGACCTGCGGAATGCCCGGCACCAGCTCCAGGCAATCGATGTCCGGCCCTTCGAGAACAATGAATTCCTGGTCTTCGCGCATCCGTTTGCCACGTACGACCTGGTGAATGATCCGGATGCGGGCGGGCTCGCCGACATCGTGAAGTATACGAATCCGAAGGATAGCCCCCTCGTGAAGTACGCGGATCGTGACCTGCTGACCAGCGTCGCCGGATGCAAGGTGATCGAGAGCACGAACGTCTTCTCGGCGGGCACCCCGGTGAAGTACCGCACCTACGTCTTCGGCGCGAATGGCATCGGGTGCGTCGACCTCGAAGGCCGCGGCCCGTCGGACGTCAAGGATCCAGCGCGCCAGAGCTTCAAAATTAACGTGATCCCGGGTGACCTGAGCATCGCGAACCCGGAGGGGAAGATCGGCGCGATCGTCTCGTATAACTTCGTCTTCACCACGGTGGTGCTCGACGGCCCGGCGGGCATCGGCGGCGTCTACCGGTACCGGACCATCGACGCCGAGAGCACCATCGGCTGAGCAGTATCTCGTCTCGTCCCGTCGTCCCGTCCACGGGGCAGGGCCTAGCGATAGGTCCTGCCCCGTTTCTTTTCTCTCGGCGCTCGCTACGCATCCCCCCCGGCGCGCTCCCTGGACGGTCGCGCGCCGCCCCCCTCCGGGGGCCCTCACCTGTTACAATGCGGGCGAGCACCCGGGATAGAATATAGGTAGAGCATGGCACGCGCAGATAGCCTGATACCGGAGGACTTCCCTCCGCTGGTATACCTGATCTGGAAGGACGCCCACTACTCGCCAGAGGAGGTCCCCCTGGATATCATCCAGGAGCTCGTCGTGCTGCACGAAGTCGGCTGGCTCGTCGCAGAGTCCGAGGAGTCGGTCACGCTGTCGATGGAGTACCAGCCCGGCATGGATAGCACGCGGCTCTATCTGACCGTGCCACGCGTGAATATCCAGGAGCTGTACGTACTGCAGCCCGGCGTAGAGCGGGCCAGGAGCAAGGGAAAGAAGAATGGCGGACGTAGTAAGAAGGGCTAAGCTGACACTGCCTGCTCCGCTCGCTTGGAGTACGACGGGAGCGCTGCTCGACGGCTACGCAATCTTCGATCTCGTGCTACCGCATAACTGGTGGTCGCCGGAGCTGCCGGACGCCGTCTACTACCGCAGGGCTCCTACCGAGATCGCGCCGCACCGCATCGTCGTCCCCGTGCGCGGCGGCGTCTTCCCGGACCAGCCCGTGCTCCCGCTCTCGGATCAGTACGAGTCCGATGGCTCGTGGTACGTGCTGCACTACCATGACCCCGAGATGGCCCTCGTGGCCGGGCCCACGACTCTCTTCCAGGTCACAACGGATGTCCACGAGATCAATCTCCCCGCCCTCGTGATCCCGAACAATGTCGGGTGGCCGAATAATCCCTTCACGTACACCATACTGTGGATCGATCAGCGGGACGGGAAGGATAGCAATACGCCGACGGGCATGGGAGAACAGGGATACTACGCCACGCCCTGGAAGACAGTCCATAATCTGGAATGGTTCAATATCAATGAGCAGAATCGGATACTGCTCCGGAAGCACCAGATGGCCCCGTGGGTGGATGTCACCTATCAGTATCCCGAGTTCACGATGGTACCACTGTAGGAAGTCGTCATGCTGAGGATGATACGTAGCTACCTGCCAATCGCCGCCGCCATCGGCTCCCTCTTCCTCTTCCTGCTCAGCCTGGAGAGTCGCGTCAGTGCCCTGGAGACAGACTCTACCTGGATCCGCCGATCCCTGGAGAGGATCGAGACGAAGATAGACCGCATCTATGAATCGCAGCACAGGTAAGATAGTCGTACCCGGAGCAGAGAGCGTCGCCGCACTGAGCCGCGCCCCCGCCGTCTTCGATAGCATGTCCCTGGAGCGGCAGCGTCAGGGCGTGCTGCGCGAGATCGAGCACGATCGCTTCGTCTCCTGGCTGAATCTGGAGACGCAGAATGCCATGTACCTGGCGGACGAAGCGACGGATCCAACGAATACGGTGGCCCGGATCGGCAGGCCCATGCTGGACCGGGACCTGGAGGACCGACTGCGGAAGATCAATCCGAATCTCCGCTTCTTCCATCACGGGGTAAACAGTACGAAGAAGTGGATGGCGATCGTACGCGACGGGCGACTCGAGAAACTCTTCCCGTACGAGGCCGGGCTGATGCCGGAGAGGTCGATCATGTCGCGCCGCGTCATCCGGCAGCCGGATCCGACGCAGCTCCGGCCCGGACCTGTCATGGCACATCTCGACCGGCGCGACCTCCCCCGGCACGAGTACGTGCCCGGCGTCGGCGAGGTCTTCCACGGCGAGCTGCCCGGCTTCCGTACCGTAGAGGTACCCTGGCGCGAGGAGATCCGCGGCTGGCGGACCGTGCTGCTCCGCCTGCTCGCCATGGGCATCATCCGCGCCGCCGATATCGACCGCTTCTTCTCTCACGACGAGACGCCAGAGTGGGCCGGGAGGCTCGGGCGGCGTCCCGTGACCCGCCCCTGGTGACTCGCCGTGAGATATTCCACGACGTGAGGTACTGAGTACATGAGCAGTAAGAGAATCGTGAATGCAGATGACGTGGCTGTCGCCGTCCTCGGGTCGGACGATCGGGTAGCTTCGATGGGCTCCGAGGACATCTCCGCGATCCAACGCGAGCTCTTCCAGGCGCTCCTCGAGAAGGCCCGCCGCGAGCGCCAAGAGGAAGCCGAGCGCGAGGCCGCCCGGCTGCGGGCGAAGGCTGAGGGCGCGCGTGCCCGGGAGGCGGCCGCCCAGCAGGAGCGGGCCCAGCAGGCGACCTGCCCCCACATGAAGCCCTGGGGCGGCCCGGCGATCGCAGGCCAGCGCGACCACCAGCACCATGTCCACTTCATCTGCCTGTACTGCGGGAAACAGTGGGTGGACGCCGAGCTCCCGGCGCATCTCCGGATCCCCTCGGATGAGGTCGGCGGGCCGATCGGATAGGGCGCGCGTCCTCCGCCTCCCGCGCGCTTCGCGCGCCTACGCCTCCCCCCCCCCGGTGCGCTCCCTCCCGGTCGCGCACCGGCCCCCCTCCGGGGGCGTCCCGTAGGGATCACCTCGTCCCGTAGAATAAGAATGGAATGGCCGCGACGAAGAAGCCAAACGATGCCTTCGACTTCGCGAAGAAGGTACTCGGGAATGTAACGCTAGAGCGGGTACAGTACGAGATCCTGGACCAGGCGATCAAGATGATCTGGACGGGTGCCCCGTGGCGGTGGTCCATCGGCTCCCTGCCCGTCATCCAGCTCCAGCCCAGCATCTCCGACTACTCGATCGATCCGCTGCCTAGCGACTTCCTGTATCTCCACCGGGCGTACATGACGACGGGCAAGGATGCGCCGCGCGAGCTCCGCATCGTCTCCTCGCTCCCTACAAACGTGGTGCTCTACGGGCTGCCGTCGGAGCTGTCGCACGAGATCATCTCCGGGAGTAACTATGTCCGGGTGATGCCCCTGCCGGGATCTATCGGAGACTCGTACCGCCTCGTGATGCAGTACAAGAAGCAGGCTCCGACGATCTCTATCGCGAATGCGAATACGGCGGGTGCCCTGGTCATCGACGACGAATGGTTCTGGGTCTACCAGAGCGCAGTCCTCTACCTCGCCTTCGTCTATACGAATGATGAGCGGGCGGGGACGGCGCAAGTAGACGTGGCGACTGGCCGCGCTGCCTTCACCGGCCAGCGGGCTATCTTCGAAGCGAATCTGGCGATGATGCGGCAGCGGGAGCCCTTGGCATCCGAGGGCTACCGGCTGGAGATCGTACCCGGAGGGGGGCAGCGATGACGACATCGTACACGTACGCGGATATCCTCTCGATCGCCCGGCCGAATATCGCTCAGCGCGGCGACGACATGTTCTCGGCGACGCTCTGTAACATGGCGACCGAGGCGATCTGGAACGCCTACGACTGGCACGAGACCGTTGAGCCCGGTGCCGCCTTCTATGTCGTCCCCGGCGTCCAGGACTACCCCTTTCCGCTCGCCGAGATCCCGCAGTCCTTCTACGGCTTCCGCAGGATCCAGCTCGTAGATATCGAGTCCGGATCCGCCAGCATCCTCCAAGTCGGCACGGTCGCACAGCGGCGTCACCTCGAGCGTACCTCGACCGTCGGGATCCCGTCGCTGATCAGTTACCTACCGGAGGTCCAGGCATACCGCGTCTGGCCGCGGCCGAGTACTGGGCTGCCTCCTACGAGATACATCATCCAGTACACGTACAAGAAGATGTGGACGCGCGTCCAGCCCGATAGCCTGCATACGCTGCTGCCCTTGCCGGATACGCTCATGCCCGCCTTCGTCCTCGGGCTGATCTGGGCATCGGCGAAGCTGACCATCGGGAATCCGCAGATCGTGGACAGTCACTACGCCGCCCTGCTCCGGGAGATCCAGAGGAAGGCGGAGGACTACGGGCTGGCCGACGGCGACGTCCTGCACGCGCCTGCCGAGCCGCTGGCGGGCTGGGATATCTGGTCCCCGTGGAATTTCTACCTGCCGTAGGACTATGCGCCCAGTCAATGAAACCGCTCGGAGAAGCAGTAGAGATCGTCACACCGGGGACAGAGAGCGCGAGATCTCTAGCTAGAGGAGGAAGATATGCCGATCGGAAAGTACTACAAGGGGCATGGCGAGGAAGTGCTCCGGGACATGGTAGCCAGGTACGGGAAGAAGAAGGGCACGTCCGTCTTCTACGCTACCGCGAAGGCCAAGGGCATGGAACCCGCGGACGAGGGTAGCGGCAGTAAGAAGGACCCCGCTCGGCGAGTCCTGGCGTCCCGTCGATAGTCCTCTGCACGGTAGCGCATCGTAGCGCACGGTAGAATGAAAATGGCAAGGTAGTATATCTATGAGCGACTACTATCGGCGGCAACCTCCGCTTCCTCGCGCAGAATCCCCTTCAGGCAGACCAGGCCCTGTCGTAGTATCTCCTTCTCCGAGCGGGCCTGCTGGCCCCGCTGGTCCTGCTCCGGGTACACCCGCCGGTACTGCGGCAGCAGCCCAAGGGACCATTCCCGCCGGAGCTCCTGGCACTGTCTTCCAGGCTACTCAGGGTAGCCTCTTCCGGCCGTACACTGCCGAGTGGCTCCGGACACAGCGTGATCCTGCGGGCATCATGACTCAGCTCGGAGCTGCCTTCGGACAGCCTACTGGAGCCCGTACAGTCAGCAGCTACGATGGATCTGCTAGCGGACTTAATCCTCGGGTGATGACGAATCCAGAGACGGCACGAGACGTCGCAGCGTACCTGAGGTCACTTGGCATTCCTGTAGGTGATCCTGTAGAAGCTAAACTAGGTGGTCCATTCTCCTATGACTGGGGTGGCGATAGCCGCAGGATCTATGATATCCCCATCGATATCCCTGGGGCGGGATCCATGAATGCAGCCGCGGTAGCACAGCTCTATGCCAGCTACCCGAAGGAAGTAGCGGACCAGATGATCCAGGCTGAGATCGACCGCGCACGCCGATATAATCCGGAGACGGGACTGGTAGAGGGCCCGGGAGGGTATCGACCTACAGGACCTACGACACAGACTACTCCGACGCCGCAGACGCAGACGACGCCGACTCCGACGACTACTACGACGCGCACCTGGTACGACTTCTACAGGATGCAGAATCCGCTCGGACAGGATACTCGACAAGTCGAGAATGCGACCTCTGCGGGACTCCAACAGCTCGGCAATCAAGTGGTGAATGCACAGGCACAAGGCGTGCCGCTCGGATCGCCCGCGGCCCGCGTCGCCCGCGTCACGGAGACGACGACTACGCCAGGGGGCACGACTACGACAGGCGGCATCATGCGGCAGCCTGACAACTTCGTGCAGAATGTGCAGAATCAGAATGACCTGATGGACCTCTGGCGGAGATCCTGGCAGATGTACGGTGGCGGCGGCCCGATGCCTCAGGGCGAGGATAGTCAGAATACCCAGCCTGGTCCTCGCTTCAACACGCCGTGGGCTACTGCCGGAGGCGCATATCAGACTCCGGGAGGCGCACAGGGAGTACTCCGTAGCCTGTCGCCTACCATGGGCCAGATGGGCGGCCCTCGGGTGAACTACTCGACAAGATATAACCCCGGAGGGGCGCTTCCCTTCTAGGACTCCGGACTCCGGAGGGAGAGATGCCCTCGACCAGTCACTACGACGCACTCCAGCATCTCCCGCTCGAGCTCCAGTATAATCGGATCACGAGCCCGCTGGATGATACGAAGGCGATCATCGCGGGAGAGAATACGTACATCACGCTGGGCGGCATCCTCTCGAAGAGGCCGGGCCTGACTGATCTCGGTGCGTCCACTGCCATCTCGCTACGGTGCGACCGCCTCTGGGCGTACGAGACGATGGAGGCTACGCCTAAGGTATACATCCTGGGCTCCTTCTACGACTCGGTTGCAGATCGATGGAAGATGTACTACTGGAGACCAGGCGCGTCCGGATGGACCGCGATGCCAGACGTCCGGGACGTGAATGCGTCGACTCGGCCGCACGAGGTCGTCATCTCGCGCGGCCTCGCCTTCATCAAGGGGTTTCCGCACAGCAGCTCGTCGGAGAAACTCGGGACGGTAGTCTTCGACGGGGCTGCGACGCCGACTCCGACGCTGACCTACTGGGGCATCCTCGGACCGGACCAGCCGATGGTCATCGATGCCGTGATGACGAAGCTGGCGGCGGACATCGATGCGTCAGCTACATCGCTAACCGTCACTGACTCCACGGGCTTCCCGACGCCGCCCTTCATCGTACTCATCGACTACGAGCTCATTAATGTCACGGCGGTAAGTGGGACGACGTGGACAGTCTCGCGTGGCTATCTCTCGACGCCAACGAATGCGCATAAGAAGAATGCGCTGATCTACTACCGGCCGTGGAATCCGTCGGACCATAATGTGACGGTGAACAGCTCGTGGAAGTACACGTACGTGCTGAAGATGGCGAACGGGCACGTCTCGAATCGCGCGCCACTGGAAGAGAATCCGGATAAGCCGCCGTCGGAGACCCGCTTTTTCTTCGACCAGATCCCGAAGCTACTGATCCCGGTGCCCAGTGATACCACGAACGTGCCGGAGATCACAGTCTACCGTACGACAGACGGCGGCGGCTCCTTCTACTACCTGGAGACCGTCACGAATGGTGGGACGTCGCCGCAGGCGTACTATGACGACTCCCTGGAGTCAGGTACCTCCGGCGGTACCTTCAATGATCCGATACCAGATACAATGCTGAATACACTGCGGCGTGCGCCGACGCTGACCAGTAATAGCCCGCCGCCGACCGTGCTGCTTCCGAAGGTGCTCGGAGTGGATACGCCGGAGCCCTCGACGCGCATCGTCTCGTACGCGACACGCCTCTGGTACGCGATCGGGAATGTCCTCTTCTTCTCTGCGCAGGAGGAGCTCGACGAGGGAGTACCGGAGCACGCGTGGCCCAGTGGCTCCTTCGGGAACTTCTTCAAGCTGACGGAGCCGATCACGAATCTGGAAGCGACGACGAATGCGCTCTGGGTCTTCACTCCGACCACTGTCTACTCCCTGACCGGTACGAATCTGGAGACCTTCTCACTCCGTCCCCGCTTCAAGAATATCGGCGCGATCGCGGGGCATCCACAGAGCGTGACTTCCTTCCGTGACCGCGTGGCCTTCATGACCCAGGACTTCCGTGTCGCCGTCTTCTCCGAGGACAGTGAGCCGCTGGTCATCTCGCTACCGCTCGGAGACAGCCTGCAGACGCAGATCCAGTCCGGGGCCACCGTGCAGATTCAGTACTACCCGGACATGGAACGCGAGTACCTGATCGTCTCGTGCCACCGGCCTACGGCACCGTCCGCTTCGACCCACTTCGTCTTCGACCTCGGACGGGGTCTTGCACCGAACAAGCAGTTCTGGTTCACTCCGTGGACGATTCAGAGTACGGCATCAGTGATATCTCGGACAGTGGAGACCCCACAGGCTCCCCGGCTGGTCTTCGCTGTCTACGACGGGACCGCGACGCGTCTGGCTTACCTGGACGCGACGAAGGCGACGGACGTGAATCCTGCGACAGGAGCACCCGTCGGCTTCTCCTACTACTTCCAGACGTCTCTCTTCCCGGTGCCCGGCGGGAATCATGTGAATCTGCTGCGGCGGCCCGCCATGATGCCGAAGGTGCAGCGGATCCTCGTGGAGAATAGTGGGGTGACGCCGGTCGTGACATACTACCGAGATAGCCTGACGACAGCCTCCTCGGGTACTCTGGAGTCGCCGGAGTACCTCACGGTCTCCGGCTACGCCTGGTGGACGCTGCCAGTGGACGAGGTCGCGTACCGCATCGGCGTCCGGATTGCCTCGCAGGCGTCGGATGCCACGCAGCCCGCGTCGTATTACTCCATCGCGGTCATCTGGTACCCGGAGGCAGGTATATGAGGACTATCTTCGCTAGCCTCGTGCTACTGCTGGCTACGGCGGTCACCCTGTCGTCCGACTCCCAGGATCCCTACTGGCTCGACATGCACATGCGCATCATCTCCTTCGAGAAGAGCTACGATCTCTTCGTCCGCCGCTTCTACGGATGCCCCGAGGACCGCACCGTGCCAGTAGGACCTGAGTCCTGTACTCCTGCCCGAGGGCGCATCGACTATCGTACGTACTCCGCCGCGCGGGAGGCCGCGAAGCGCCTCTTCGCGCTTGCCGATCTACAGAAGGCCCGCCGTGACTGATCAGGAACGTGACTTCATCCTCGGACGCCTCGTGAATTATCAGAGGGTAGCCGAGGGGAGTACTGTGCCGCCGCGGATCACCGGATCAGTCCGGATCCCTACCGTCAGCGGACTCACGGCCCGTATCGCCGCCGTCCGATCCACGACAGTCGAGTACCTCGTCGAGTGGCGGGAGCCCGAGGGCTTCACTGGGTCCATCTCGCACTACGAGGTCTGGGTGACGATGACCGGGAAGACAGAGTCCCCGCAGGGTCCGTATATCGCGAAGAGATCGCCTGCGCTGGTCATCATCACGAAGAGCTTCGCGGAGCGCCCCTTTTTCGTCTTCCACGTCCTGACGGTATTGAATAGTGGTGCGATCCTCCCCTTCGAGAGCGCTCCGTCTACTACTGCACCAGCTATCTCCGTGGTGCCCACGTCCGTCCCGACGGACCCCGGCGCTACTCTGCCTACCGATCCGAATACTCCGGTGATCGTATACTTCTCCGCGTCGCCTGGCAGTAGCGTACAGCAGGGCTACGGAGTCCTACTCCAGTGGTCTACGAGTAATACTACGAGTGTTACATTGAATGGTAATCCTGTATCCACCTCCGGTAGCACTACCGTGACTGCACCTACTATGGGGACGAGCACCTCGTACACCCTAACTGCCTTCAATGGTGGTAACAGCGTAAATCAGACGATCACCCTGCACGGCATGGAGTTACGGGCTACGCAGGCGCTCGCTCATGTCATTCGTTACACTGGAACGGCTCCGTCCTGGTAGACGACTGACAGCGCTATGATAAAGGAGAGGAAGACTGCCTAGATGGGCTTCTGGGGAAATCTAGGGAAAACACTGGGTGGCTTCGCCCTAAATATGGTCGCTCCGGGTGCCGGGACGGCACTCATGTCGGCCCTGGGCGGCGGAGCTCTGGGCGCAATCGGCCCCGACGAGTACAAGTGGTGGCGGGGCATGATGCAACAGAACCGGGACGAGGCGCTCCGCCAGATGCAGTTCGCCCGGGATCGGGCGATGTCGATCTTCGACCCGCTCCGGGAAGCCCTGCTCGGTGACTTCGACCTCTCCCAGCAATATCAGCGGCAGCTCTTCCAGCAGTACCTCCAGGATGCCGTCCAGGGTGGTATCCTGTCGCCGCAGAATGCTCAGGCGATCATGGAGCAGTACCTGGGCTGGACCCCGGCAGGATACCAAGAGGGCATCCAGGGGCTCCGCGACATCATGCAGGGCTACGGCCCGGCAGCGGAGACTGCTCTCCAGCTCTTCCGGAGCGGGGCCTGGTCGCCACAGGCACAGGACCTGTGGGACTTCTACGGACGGGAGATGCGGGGCGAGGGGGCGGAGAATCGGACGCTGGCCGACGTCGGCCTCGATCTCCTGGGCTCCCGCGGCCAGACGCAGTATACCAGGGCATGGCAGGAGCTAGGTACGAAAGCGGCGGAGACCGGCGGGATGACGCCGGAGCTCCAGGGCCTCGTAGGCTGGGGCGCGGATGTCCTCGGGAAGCGCGGGATGACGCCGGAGATCGGGGAGCTCTACGGCATGTCCCGGGACCTGGCGCAGTCGCGCGGCATGTCTCCGGAGATCTCGCAGCTCTTCGGCATGGGTACTCAGCTCGCTGCCTCCCGTGGCATGTCTCCGGAGCTCCGGGGGCTCCTCGGACTCGCAGAGAGCATCACGGGTACCCGGGGCCTGACTCCGGAGAATCAGGCGCTGCTCAGCCAGGGCATGGATATCCTCCGGCGGCGCGAGGGCGAAGTCATGTCGCCGCAGGCTGCCGCCCAGCTCGCCCGCGAGCAGGCGCACGCCGAGCAGTATAAGCAGCAGGAGAAGGCGCTGCGGCAGGCCATGGCCCGGGGTGGCGGCGCAGTCGTCTCCGGTCTCCAGGGCCGCGGCATGTCCGAGTTCGCCGATCAGGCGGCAGCCGCCGCCGACGAAGCGTACCGGAAGACGCTGCTGGGGCAGCAGGGGCTGTCCGCGCAGCTCGCCGGACTCGGACTCCAGGGGGCACAGGCCGGGCTCGAGGACGCACTCCGCCGCTTCGGTATCGGCGCGCAGCTCGGTACGGATACGATGCGCATCGCCGCCCAGCGTGAGGGCCTGGGCTATCAGGCCGCCTCGGATGCCCTGGCGCGGGCTGCAGCCCGCGAGGGCCTGGGCTACCAGGGCATGGAGGGTGCGCTTCGCCAGGCGGCGGCCCGCGAGGCGCTCGGCGCACAGATCATTCCCGAGGCATTCCGGACGGGCGTCGCGCGTATGGATCCGCTGCTGCGGCTGGCGCAAGCAGGTATGCAGGGCGAGCTCTCGGGGATGCAGCTCGGTGCCGGTCTCCTCGACCAGTTTAATCGGGGGAGAATGGCAGCGGCGACCGGTGGACAGGACCTACTGGGTCGACAGCTCACGGCTGCGCTGCAGGGTGGCACCCTGTACCGGGACATCCTAGGTGCACAGGGTACGCTCGGCGGAAATATCCTGCAGGCGATCCTAGCCGGGCCGCG